CTGCGAGCTACACACACAACACACACACAACACACACACAAACACAAACACAATGCCCGGCCCCCCAGCGCTCCGTTATGAGTCTGGGGGTCCCGTTGGCCCTACGGCGAAGTTTTACGCTCGGAGGGTTCGCGCCCGTACAGATCGGGTGTTGGGCAAATTCGTAGTCCCGGTTCGCGTTGGACTACCGGTGAACATATTGAAGGATCAGGAAGATCCCAAGCGTTTCGACGTCTTGGGGCCATTGATACGGGAGCACTACCCGGTAGTGCCTGTTAACTGCCAACGGAACTTGTTGGCAGCCTTTGACAAGCGTAGCAACTATCACACCAATAGTCGCGCTGACCGCTCCGTAATCAATGGCAGCCTCAACCTGCTCCAACGACTTGTTCCCCAGCAATTTGACCCAATAGAATGGGGGGATGATCTCTTTAAGAAGTGGAATTCCCAGTTTGATCCGCCAAAGCAAGCTAAGTACGTGAAAGCGTATGCCGAAGTTAGTTCTTGTACTCTCAAGGACTTTTCTGACAAACAGATCTTTATTAAGATCGAAGCTTTGCTGAAGCGTCACGATCCAGATTGGGCTCCGCGGATTATATATCAATCCTCTGATTTGCATAATGTCATTTTGGGACCTGTAATGCAGGAATGTACTAAACGGATGTTTAAGGCGATGGATGCTTGTCAAGATAACGAGCACCTTCGGTTTTGTGGCGGGTACGCCAAATCCACTGATGAGATTGCTAATTTCATAGTGGAGGACAGCGCCCCCGACTGCAAGTACATAGAATCAGATTTCTCCTCGAATGACAAGACGCAAGTCGTGGATGTGCACCTTTTGGAGGTTCGCTGGTTGGAACGGCTCGGTGCTCCCAAGTGGATCACCGCGTTGATGTTACACGCCAATTGTTTTGGAGTAACATCACACGCTTTTAAAGTGAAAGCACGCGTTGCCAACCAACTTCCAACAGGTTCACAATCCACCACATTCCGCAACACTCTTTGGAACGCTAGTATTGCTGACACGTTTGCAGAGTCTTCAGGGGTGCGTGGTAGGTGCTTGGTTCTTGGTGATGACATGTTAATGCGTTGCGACAATCCGTTTTCGGTGCGTAAGCAGCAGATTCGTAGAAGGTACGAACACGTCACCAAGCTTGCTCACATGGTTGCTAAAGTATCAGTTTACTGGCACCTTGCTGAGTGTTCTTTCCTGTCCAAGCAATTTATCATGACAGACCACGGTTTCGTTCTAGTTCCCATGCTCGGGAAGGCATTTGGCAGGTTCAACGCCCGCGCCAGTGCAAATGACGGCGTTTCAGACCGCAGTTATTTGGCTGGTAAAGCATTGAGCTACTCTTATGAGTTTCGCCATTGTCCCCCGCTGTCACGGATGTTCTATGAACGTTATCGCCAGCTCCAACCAGAAAAGGGAGTTTCTCTCCTGGATCTTGGGTGGGTAGCAAAGGGTGCCTTTCTGCGCTTCGGCGTGGATGGCATCATTGCCGCCATTCATAATCCAGGCGCCGTTTGCACGGTTGATGACATGACGCGGTTTTACCATTGGAAGTATAGTAAGACCGCTGATGAAATCATCGTGCTGGCTCTCGCTTTCCTTTTCGGTGAGGATGATTTGGATGCAGCCTTCGTTGGCCGCATCGTTGAAGACTTTCTGGG